GTAGACGAAGCATGGGACACAGCCCAAAACGAAGGATTTGATCTAACCCGTCTAATAGATGGTGGCGATCCTTTCAAAGAAGCTGAATAATCACCATTAAAAGGGGTCATTTACTGGCCCTTTTTTGTCCTTATTTTTATCTATGTACTACGTATGAAAACTTATTTCAATCAAGATATTCTTGATAATGTGGAAGTGTCTATCGAACCTATTACTCCGATACAAGCTACCGAATACATTTCTCACAATTATGACTATAACCGTAAAATAGCTGAACCTAAAGTTAACGATCTATCAACAGAAATGAACATGGGTAGATTCTATTTAGGAGATAGTGCTATTTGTTTTAACGAAGAGGGAGCTTTAATAAATGGTCAGCACAGGCTAAACGCTTTGATTAAATCAGATACTACACAAGTATTTATTGTGGCTCGTAATATGCCCGAAGTCAGTCTTAAAATAATGGATATAGGAGCTAAAAGAGACACAGCAGATCGTGTAACTTTAAGTGGTGTTCGTATAACTAGAAGAGAGCAAGCGGTTATAAAAAACGCTATGACTCCTTTTAATAGTGGAATTATGGGAGTACAAAAGTTTAACCATAATAGATACGACTCCCAAATTGCTAATTATTTCACTAGAACTAAATACTTTTTTGACTGTTGTAATAATGAGCATATATTAAGTAGTGGACAAAAATATAAAACATTCATAGTATGTGCAGCCTTAAAAATATTCTTACAAATGAATAAGGATAATAAAGAGTATGCACATGGTATGTCAGCTATAGATAGAGCTTTCCATTTTATGTATGTAACGTGTAATCAAACATCAGTTAAGCAAGCTATCAACCTTGAATATGACAAAAGTGCTTTAGCCCTAAAACAAAGAATGGAACAATTTAGGGAAAATACACATGGATCGTTTTGGACTACGCCTGAGTGTTATAGAAAAACTATGAACCTTGCATATAACTTTATGTTAGGCAATCCTGTACAAGTAATGAAAGCAGTTAAACACGATAGGTTTACTGATTTCGACAGACTTGTAGATTACTATTGCATCTCTAATTAATTAGGTTATAGTAATTATGGGAACGTGTATTTATTTACCACTTATGGGAACGCTAGACAAACAAAACGCCCTAGCCTCCCTAAGAAAGTGGACTCTAATTCAAGATAATAGTGGACCGTACAGAGTCTACCGTGATGGTGACGACAATATATATCACTCAGTTACACATATTTTAAAAGAAACCGCAGCACCCCACACAAAAGATGCTCTCGAAAAATGGTTACAAAGACCTGACTCTCCTATGGAACGTGATATTGCCTGTGAAAGAGGAAGGCTGGCTCACGCTAATGCAGAATTTATCCTCAAACTGGCAGCCAAATTCTCCAGGCAAAACGCAAATAAGCGAGGTCTATGGCGAACAGGTGATGATGGATTGGAACGCTGCCCGAAAAAAGTTACGCAATGGGCTCTCCAGAAAGCAGCCGAATCCGCACCGCGTGTTAGCTGGAGTGCGTCAGGCTACGCAAGAGGTTTACGATCATTCATACTGGAACGTGTAACGGCCATTCATGCAGTCGAATTTTCGGTCTACAAACCAGGCTACGGATTTGCTGGCACAGCAGACGCTCTATTAGATATTGATGGAGATGGCCCATTCATAGTGGACTGGAAGACTGCCAAAGAAGTCAGATCGGACGATATGATACAACAATTCTGTCATCAACTTGGAGCGTACAGTCTTGGCCTCGAACACCTCACAGGAATAAAACCCAAATATGGTGCAGTTGTGGTAGCCCGCAGAAGTGGCAAACCACAAATAAAACTCCTGAACAGCTTAGAACTGTCAGGAGCAAAATACGATTTTCTAAATAGAGTGGAACGCTACAACAAACAACTCAAAGAATTAGCTGTTGTCTAGTCTATTTTCCTTAAGTGTTTCAGCTAAAATATCGTACCCTAAATCTTCAGCTAAATTTTCAATATCTTCAGCTTGTAAAGGGTGAGTACAAATATTGTCTAAAGACCTCGAATGAGCATCTTTAAATAAAGTAAGTACATGATCTATATTTGGATCGTTAGTCATTTTGAAATTCCTCCATCATTTTATCTACAGCTTCGGCACAATCTCCGCACCTCCACCCCTCATACTCATCTGTATAAACTGGATACCTGTTAAAACCTCTACCACTTCCAAGATGGCAAGATTTTCCACAATCTACACAAATTCCAGAATCAAATAAATTCTTCATTGGCATAATTCCTCAAATCGTTTGTTAGTTTCTTTTAAAATATATGGAAGTGTACCTTCTTCATGTTTCCAGCACATTTCATTTAACTGATCTTCGGTAAGATCATTTTTTACTCGATATTCTTCCCACACAGTATCGTGTATGGATTCGAGCAAGGCATCATTTTGGGAGTTACTCATAATCTGTTGGTTCGTAATAATCATCAAAATTTCCCTGCACTAAACTTGTTGCCATCCTGTCTAGAGTTTCATCAGAGTAATCTGGATATTTTTCAGATAAGTGATCATAAGCTTCGTCATAATCTGGATCGGGATATATACCCGCATCTTGTAAATCTTGAATTGCATCATCTTCACGCTGGCTATCCAACGCAGCTTGATGGTTGTGTAAAAAGGAATCCATTATTCGTAATAACCTATAAAAATTTCAGCATCTTGTGATAGGTTTACTGAATTATCTGGATCGTCAGCTATCCGACCTAGAATTTTCCATAGCTGAGATATATCTTCATCTTTAAGATGTTTAGATGAAATAATCGTTGGTTGTGGTTGATTAAAAATCATACTTTTTTAAATCTCGTAAGTAATTTTGAATATAGTTCGATACCTTTAAAATACGCAGCAGTATCTCCGTCAGCTAGTGCAGCTTCAGCAGTATCTAACACATTATCTAAAATGGTATCTTTATTGTCTTTAATCTTTTTTGATGGATCGGGTTTAGCCTGTTCCCATTTGTATAGATTAAAAGAATCTTTGTAATATCTATAAGCCGTGGACTTAGGAATCTCAAAATCAGTATGCAGTATATCGCATATATCCAAACGAGTTAATTTTTCTTTTGGATCTTTTTTGGATTCGTTATCTACCAGACATTTATAGATGAAGTTTTCAGCTTCCTCTTTAGTCATCTTCAAAAGTTGCATACTTATTGAACAGATGCTCGAAAGCATTAAAAAGCGTAGCCTGATTATCTGGATCGCCTTGAGAGTAACAATGTGCGAGAGACTGCACAAAACTACCCCCAAACCTATCCATATTTTCCAAAGCTTTAAATATTTGATGTTTATTCATTAGAGATAACCAACCCCCTCTTCTCCCTCTAACTCATACAGCCATGAAACACTAATGTATTTCCCATTACTATAAGAATCCTCATCTTTACATTCATATCTGGAACGTAACTCATTAACTATTGGTTCGGGTGGCGACCATGCAGTATTAAAAGTAATCTCAAGAAAATCTTCGTCATCTTGAGTAATTTCAATTTCACACGCACCCCATTTAGTTCCCCAGTTAGTACAACGCCAATCGTACCATCTGTCGTCTTGCCTACCAGTTGATGCAAAAGTAGGGCAACTATAGGCTTTCTCTGGATCGGGTGGTGTAGGCAGTTCCCCTATATTTCCTCTAGGATCAGAAAACGCATAAGCCTTTGCATATTCCTTAGTTAATGGAGTGACTGTCCAATCTGGTTCGGGTATTAAAACATTAAAAGGGTTTTCGCCTTTAAATAGTTCTTTAATTTCTTTAATTTTTTCAGAATCGTCACCTCTGACTCTAACTCTGTTGTATGTCCAATTTGGCATAAATACCTCATTAAATAATTGTGATTTAGTGAACTCTACAATATTACACTAATCGCCTTTAATACGCAATAACAAAATTCTCATTCATAATTCTCACTAATAATTCTCAGAATTTTCATTCATTATTGACATTCATCAGACACTAGATAATGTTGGTTCGTTCATTCATTATTTTTTCATTCATTATGGCCTCTCATATTCATAAATTTTTTAAACATAGTCATGTTTCTATCCCTATTCAAGATTTATTTTTTATTTTAATTGTTTTGCAAAAAATATCAAATAATTATAAAAATCAATTTTCGAAAAATCTCTGCTATCGAGCAGACAAATTAATAGATAAAATATTACTTAAAATAGATTTAAATTAATTGGTTGCTATCTCATATATATTAGTGTACTATTTTATATGTAATTAATTTATTCAACATCCATGAATTACCATCAGCCAAATTTAGTTAACACACTATATAGTGCAGATTCAAACAATCCTTTATTAATTGAAAACCACTATAAAGATAGGCATAATTTTAAATCTATAGGTAACGAGGATTTATGTGGAAAATCTATAAATAAGAATGTTTCTATAAGAGACGCATTTGTAAACACTGGAGCGTTAAACGCACCCGTTGAAGAAATTCCATTTATTAAAAATTCTTTTGGTGATGAAATAGCACTAAAGGATCATAAAGCGATTGTTGACTCTGTAACTGGGAAATGTATGTCAGTTATGAAAAAATCTTATGAAGTACAAGACAATCAGCCAATTTGCAGAATTTTTGAAGAAAATCAAAAGGATTTGCAATTAGAATATATAACCTTATTCAATGATAATGGTTGTATTTTTGTAAGTGGCGGTATTAAAGATGCTGACTTAGAAGTAACAAAAGATGATCCAATTCGTAGAAGGCTTTGTTTGATTAATAGTTATACTGGACAATACAGCTTTAAACTTGTACTCATTGACTACAGGCTCTTTTGTTTTAACCAGCTTGGAAGAATTAATCGATCAAAAAATAAATTAACTTTCAGACATTCAAAAGGGATTAATAATTATACAAAACAGTTACCAGAGTTTATAAAGCATCAACGTGACGATTTAACAAATTCTATCGATGAATTAAGAGCTATGGTACGTGTTTCTTATAAAACAAGAGAGGAATCTATGAGCGTTTTAAAAACACTTTCAAAACAAATGCTCGCAGATAAATTAATTGGAAAAGTTAAGGATAAAGAAACTAAAGAATATAGAGCTAAAGATTTTGATAAGGATTTAAATAAAGAGTGGAACGATATAAAAACTAATTTTTATAAAGAAACAAATAATTTTGAAATAGCTCCAAATCTTTACCAAATGTTTAACGCTTTAAACCACCAACAAACACATAAAGAACAATCGGTTAAAGATGATATTAAAGGGGCTAGAGTTCGCCTTGAATCGTTAGTTAGTGGGAAATGTGGTAATAGAGTTGATTTGATTAGAAAAGAGTGTTTACAACTCACTAAGGTAGGGGTTTAAAATGAATAGTCAAAAAAGTCTCTCAATGTGGGAAGTATATCGTTTTTTAAAAAACAACGATAGGATCAAAGTTTCATTAATTGATTCTATGTTCGGTGAGAGGGAAAAAACTCTCATAGTTGGCCGCCGAACCCATTCAAAAAAATATAATGTCGAGAAAGTGACATTATACCAAGTAAATAAAGATGGATCGCCATGCAAACATTCATGCAAGTTTTATTTTTATTATCGCCCTGATTCAGATTTATTAACTTTAGCAATGGGTGATATGGGTTGCTCATTAAAAGGGATAGAGGTTTTAACTACTGTTTAAAACACTATGTATTTTTTAAATAAAATTCGATTTAAAAACTCTCATTATGGATTGTTTGATATTGGCTCTAATTGGCAAGCTAAAAATCATTCAGACTTAATAAGAAAAATTGAATCATTCATTCATCAAAAAATTATTTTTATTGAGTATCAAAAAACCATTCAAAACGAAATAAGTTGTATTGATACTTTTAATTATTAATAATCTTTATAATCCTAGTGTAAAAAGCTAGGATTTTTTATTGTCTCAAGTTGGACTAACTGAGATTGTAATAATTTAATGGATGTTTAGGTATATTTGTACCTTTAAAAATTGTAGTTATATCAATAAAATTGTTTGCTTTTTTATTTGTTAGATACTACAATAGAAATTAGTTAACCATCTTTATTAACATGAAAACACCTCGAACACTTAAAGATTTTAAAAATGATCCCAGAGTTGATTTTGTTTCAGTTGAACAAAATAACTATCCAAAAAATGATTATTGGGTTTATTTAAATTTTCCTTATATTTCAAGCAATATGGAAACAACTTCAATACATGAAGAATCTATAAAGGATACTGTTGAAGAGTTTAAAGGTATTTCTATTAATTATGCTTTTTATATTGCCGATTATTGCAGACCAAAAAAACCCGAAAAAAAGATTATTAAAAATGGTCAATTAGAAATCCCATTTGAGGAAATGGAATATCAAGAAAAATTGAGAGATTATGAATTTAAGATTAATGAATTATGGAACGATTGTATGGAACATTGTATAAAACATAATCAAAAAGATTTTAAACTCTTATGGCAGATTAAAGCTAATTACAAAAATATTCCCGATTATGTTCCAAACTGGCGAGCTTCGGAATATAAAACAGAATCTCAAAGATTAGACTTAATTTAAAAAAATCATTCACTTATTAAAAATTCATTCAATTAATTATTATGGCTACCGCTCAAACTTACCGCAGACAATTTAACAAAACATTCAAAATAGTTGATGAAGTTGCATCCGAATATTATGACTTATTAGGTCAGGAAAAAATAGGAGAAGATGACAATTTTATTTGCACTTATGCAGATCTGGAGAGAATGGAAAGTAGTGATTTTAAATGGCTAGAAAAAAAGGATAAAGAAATTGAAGAAAATAATGAAAGGATAAAATGGTATGAGGGTCTGATTAAAAATTTAAAAGAAGAAAATAAAAAAATTGAAAGTCATACAAGATGTTTAAAAGATACGTTAAAAGATGGTAATGGAATTAATAAAGATTATTGTAAATACTTACTAGATAATCAAGATTAAACAAAATTAGATCAGGAACTAAATAATTAATAGCTAGATTCTTAATTGAGTCTAGCTTTTTTATTTTTGATAATTGGATGATTTGAAAGTTGTTAATGTAGTATTGCACGTTTAAATTTTAAAAATGTTTAATTCTTACGTGTGAGATTGTCTAGTTATATCAATTAATTTGAAGTCTTATTATGTGAGATTGTAGAGAAATTTTAGGAAAATGCTAGTTTTTAAGGGTTTTTAATGTATTATTTTAGTATTGTATTAGATAACAAAATAGACTATAATTAAAGAGTAATTCATCCAAATTTACACATGACAACTATTAAAAATGTTTGGAATAATCCAAGCGAAATGCACGCAATTCTTGAAACAGAATCAAAAGAATATTTTAATGGTCCAGAACCAAAAGAAATTAAAGAAGTTCAACTTGACGGATCGGTTAAAACTTATTACGAAATGCCCCCGTCACAATTTGCAATAGATGCAATTTTAAATGAATCAAGAATTAACAGATTAAATGGAGGTTCAAACAATGTCAGTTTCTAAACTTGAATATGAGCTTAAGTGTTTGAATGAAACATTAGGAACAAATCTATTTTTGAATCGTTACGGTTCGGGATATGTAATTTTTGAAAATGGTAATTTTAGCTCTGAAATTAATTGTGCTTTGACTTATAAGGAATGTTTAAAAACTATCCAAACTATTAGATATTGTTTTGAATCAAAACTAATTAAAAAACAATTCTATAAAAAATTATTGCATACACTTTATTAATTCTTTTTATTCTCCTTTCCCGTACCTATCCCAAAATGAAACCAACTAATCACAACCTAATCAAATTGTATAGCTTACGAACAACCCGTCCTAATCGTTCCAGACTTAATGCAACCGTTTTTATTATTGGCATTGTTTCTATGCTGTGGGCGTGCTATCTCACAGACAGAGGATTTAAAAACTGTTTGCAGTCTGGCAACTATTCCACAATCGAATGTGAAAAGAAACACCTCGGATAATTAATCCAGACTTCACACGCTATCTTCTACAGCTTCTAAAATCTAGGAGCTTTTTTATTGCTGATTTTTTTTTTTATGCTATCTCACAGGCATGGGGACATATTGCAAAATTTTTTTAAGGTCGTAATAGACCCCTGAACCTACTGATAAATCAAGTCATAAGTTATAAAATACTACAATATAATAATACTACAATATCACACTAATGTCAACTACTTCTTTTTATCTTCAACGCTAATAGATAGCTGTGGAGCGTTAATATTGATGTTCTCTACACTCTCTCCTAGTACTCTACCGAGTGAATCTAGCACTTGAGCAGCAGTTTGAAGCTGACCCTTCTTCATAGCTTGGTTGAACAACTTCATTCTCATCCCCTGGAGTCGTGACACCATCTTCTCTCTATCCTTTTCCCAATCTTCATCGTTCCAGGATTTTACCTTTCTCCAATCACTCCAGGCTGTTTCAATGCCAATTCCCTCTGTAGCAGCGTGTTCCAGCACTAATTGTCTGGTAGTCTTACCTTCTAACTGTCTTTTATATAGTTTTTGCCTTCTGGCTTCAATTACTACATCAGGTTGTCTCTTACCACATACCCTGCCATCCTGCTTATTAGCTCGCTCGGATGTAAATTGACCATTTGGACTACGAAGAATAGAATCAGCCACGGACTAAAATGCTATTGATACTTGAATAATAACCCTAAATATAGCGTTTGGTCGAGTAAAACGCAGAAATTTGTCAAAATTTAAGCTAATCTGTACTACATGAGTACAAAAACAGCCGAAAATCTCTCACTTAGATGGGCACAGGGGGAGGTGTTCAACGCAGAAAACAGATTCAGAGTCCTCGTAGCTGGCAGAAGATTCGGAAAATCCTATTTATCCTGCATCGAACTACTAAAAGCAGCAATAAACCGCCCAGGCGAAACCTACTTCTACTGTGCCCCAACCTATCGCATGGCAAAGGACATAGCCTGGAAAGAAATCAAAAAACTAATCCCACCCCAATGGATAGCCTCCAAAAACGAAACCGACCTAAAAATAGAACTAATTAATGGATCGCTAATCGAACTCAAAGGAACAGAAAATGCCATGACCCTCCGAGGCCGAAGTCTCGCTGGAGTAGTACTTGACGAAGCAGCCTTCATGGATTCCGATGTTTGGTTCCAGGTAATCAGGCCAGCCCTCGCAGACAAACAAGGCTGGGCACTCTTCATATCCACACCAGACGGCACAGCCTCATGGTTCTACGATTTATGGTGCTACGTTCCAGAAGATACATCAGGAGATTGGAAACGCTGGAGCTTCACAACAATAGACGGGGGCAACGTCCCAAAAGAAGAAGTCGAAGCCGCAAGATCCCAACTGGACATAAGAACATTCAAGCAAGAATTTGAGGCCAGCTTTGAGAATCTCACGGGTCTTGTCGCAGTCTCATTTTCAGATTCCAACATTTCTACCGAAGCCGAGGACATAAACATCGCCCCACTCCTTCTGGGAGTCGATTTCAACGTAGATCCACTTTGCGGAATATGTGCAGTCCGCTACCGAGAATACCTATACGTCTTTGACGAAATAATTATGACGGGTGGGGCAACAACCTGGGATTTTGCAGAAGAAGTAACCAACCGATATGGTGTGGAACGCAGAGTAGTAGCTTGCCCCGACCCCACGGGTGCTGCCAGAAAAACATCAGGAGTAGGTTCAACGGACCACACTATCCTACGCAGAAGCGGATTTACAGTATCTTCCCCCAAATCTCCCTGGAAAATACGAGATAAAGTAACATCCGTAAACACCGCACTATATGACGCAGCAGGAGAAAGACGAACTTTAATCCACCCACGCTGTAAAGAATTAATAAAATCCCTCCGAACTCTCACATACGCACCAAACACAGGTATGCCAAACAAAAACTTAGGGGTTGATCACGCATTTGACGCTTTCGGCTACCTTTGCCTCCAACAATTCAATCTTGCAAAACCAGAGACACTCGGACAAACTTCGTTTAGAATATACTAAGAGACACTTTTTATTAT